CCAAGCACCCCAAGGCTTAGATACCTTGTCGGAAGAACCGATGATTGAGATCGAAATGGAGCCTGAGACTGAGGTGACTGAACTTGAGATCGACCTTGGGCCTCTAGCTCCCAACGGTGATGACTCGTTTGATGACAACTTGGCTGAGTACTTGGAAGAGAGCACGCTTGAGAGTATTGCCGATGAGTTGTCCGGTGACTTTGATGATGACATCTCTAGTCGCAAAGATTGGATGCAGACTTATGTAGACGGCCTTGAACTATTGGGTATGAAGATCGAGGAGCGCACCGAGCCATGGGAAGGCGCTTGCGGTGTGTATCACCCGCTCTTGTCGGAAGCGCTGGTGAAGTTCCAAGCCGAGACCATGATGAGTACGTTCCCAGCAGCCGGGCCAGTTAAAACTCAGATCATTGGTAAAGAAACACCAGAGAAAAAAGCATCAGCCGTGCGTGTTGCTGATGACATGAACTACCAGTTGACAGACGTGATGACTGAGTTCCGCCCAGAGCATGAGCGCATGTTGTGGGGCTTGGGTCTGGCAGGTAATGCGTTTAAGAAAGTCTATTACGACCCACACTTAGAGCGTCAGATTTCTCTGTTTGTGCCAGCAGAAGATTTGGTTGTGCCATACGGTGCAAGCAATTTAGAGACGGCTGAACGTGTAACACACGTCATGCGTAAAACCGAGAATGAGCTGCGTCGCCTGCAAGTAGCTGGCTTTTATCGTGACATCGACCTCGGTGATCCAGACAATGTGCTGGATGAAGTCGAGAAGAAAATTGCGGAGAAAATGGGCTTTAGAGCTACAACTGACAACCGCTACAAACTTCTTGAGATGAGTGTTGACCTTGACTTGCCCGGTTACGAGCATGAGGTTGACGGAGAGAAGACTGGCATTAAGTTGCCATACATCGTGACTCTTGAGAAAGGGTCTAACAAAGTTTTGGCTGTACGCCGCAACTGGGAGCCTGACGATGAGACCTATCAGAAACGACAGCACTACGTCCACTATGGATACGTTCCTGGATTTGGCTTCTACTGTTTTGGCCTCATACACCTCATCGGGGCTTTTGCTAAGTCAGGCACTTCTCTTATTCGTCAGCTTGTCGATGCTGGTACTCTAAGCAACTTGCCCGGTGGCTTTAAAGCCCGTGGCTTGCGTGTCAAAGGAGATGACACTCCAATTGCTCCCGGTGAGTGGCGCGATGTTGATGTGCCTAGTGGCACGATCCGCGACAACTTGTTGCCCCTGCCATACAAAGAGCCTAGCCAGACATTGATGGCTTTGCTGGGTCAGATCGTTGACGAGGGACGACGTTTCGCAAACACCGCTGATCTTCAGATCAGTGATATGTCTGCTAACTCTCCTGTCGGTACAACACTGGCTATTTTGGAGCGCACACTTAAAGTGATGAGTGCTGTGCAAGCACGCATTCACTACTCGATGAAGCAAGAGTTGAAACTCTTGAAAGGCATCATCGCTGCGTACACACCAGAAGATTATTCTTACGAGCCCACTGAAGGTTCACGCAAAGCCAAGCGTAGCGACTACGACGACGTGGATGTGATACCAGTGAGTGATCCGAATGCGTCAACCATGGCGCAGAAGATTGTGCAGTACCAAGCAGTGATGCAGTTGGCGCAGCAGTCACCTCAGCTTTACAACATGCCCCTATTGCATCGCCAGATGCTCGACGTGTTGGGTATTAAAGAAGCGGCCAAGCTTGTGCCGATGGACGAGGATCAGAAGCCTACAGATCCAGTGTCGGAGAATCAGAACGTGTTGATGATGAAGCCAGTCAAGGCGTTCATGTATCAAGACCACCAAGCACACATCATGGTTCACATGTCGGCGATGCAGGATCCAAAGATCATGCAGTTGCTCCAGAACAACCCGATGGCTCAGCAGTTGCAAGCTGCAATGATGGCGCACATCAACGAGCACTTAGGCTTTGAGTACCGCAAACAGATCGAGCAACAACTTGGTATGAGCTTGCCCCCACAGAAAGACGAGGCTGGCGAAGATATCAACATGGATCCCGAAGTCGAGGCGCGGTTGGCTCCCCTGCTGGCACAAGCTGCACAACGCCTGCTCACAAGCAATCAAGCACAGGCCGCACAAGCTCAGGCTCAGCAGCAAGCGCAAGATCCGCTGGTGCAGTTGCAACAACAAGAGTTGCAGATCAAACAAGGCGACTTGCAGCGCAAGGTGGCTAAGGATCAGACAGATGCCCAGCTTAAACAAGAGCAGTTACGCATTGACACACTTAAAGCCGTGGCACAGATGCAAAACGACAAGCAAGCGCACATGCTTGACAAAGGTGTTGAGGTATTGACGCACTTGTCAGATAAACATCATGGCAGGGCTGGACAGGAACGAGATCACTTGCATAGTGGGCTACAAACAGTCCTGAGCAAAAATCGTGAAGAACCTAAAGCTACGGCTAAGGAGGAATGATGGACATAATTGATGTACTGGTAAAGCAATCTGACGAGAAGGTTGCTCAACTCAGAGACTACTTGGCCGAGGGCCGAGCAGAAAATTTTGAGGAGTACAAGAAACTCTGCGGTGAGATCAAGGGTCTGCTCACCGTGCGAGGATATGCACTAGACCTGCAACAAACCATGGAGAACTCGGATGACTAGTTCCATCCTGTTGGCTACAGACGCCAACAACCCGCAAGTTGTCGGATCCTATGACTTCAAAGCTACGGCAGAAGAAAAAGGAAAACAACTACCCAAACCATCTGGCTACCGCATCTTGTGTGCAATTCCGGAAGCGGAAAAGCAATTTGAGGAGAGCGAGATTGGTTTGGTCAAAGCAGACGAAACCATGCGCAATGAAGAGACACTCACAACCGTCTTGTTCGTTGTTGATATGGGCCCAGACTGCTACAAAGACCCCACCCGTTTTCCAAGTGGCCCATGGTGTCAAAAGGGCGATTTTGTCCTTGTCCGCCCCCATGCAGGTACACGCTTGGTGATTCATGGTCGGGAATTCCGAATCATTAATGATGACTCTGTAGAGGGTATTGTTGATGATCCCCGTGGTATTAAACGCAAATAAAGGAGTACAAAATGCCTGAATTTGATAAAGACGAATTCAAATTTCCGGACGAAGTAGCGCCGGAAAGTAAGGGTAAACCCGAAGGTAAAGAGCCAGAGTTTGAGATTGAAGTTGAGGATGACACCCCAGCACAAGATCGTGGACGAGAGCCAATGCCTAAACCTCTGGTTGAAGAACTAGAGAAAGATGAGCTTGACAAGTATGACGAAGAAGTCAAGAACAAGCTCAAACAGATGCGTAAAGTCTGGCATGACGAGCGCCGTGAAAAGGAAGCCGCACTGCGTGAGCAGCAGGAAGCTTTGAACGTTGCACAGCGTCTGCTACAGGAGAACAAACGTATCAAGACTATTCTCACAAACGGTGAGAAAGAGTACGTTGCTACAGTTCAAAGTGCCGCCAACATGGAGTTGGAAATGGCAAAGCGGGCATACCGTGAAGCGTATGACGCCGGTGATACTGACAAGATCATTGAGGCGCAACAGGCTTTACAAAATGCCAACTACAAGATCATGCAGGTTAAAAACTTTAAGTTACCCCCTTTACAAGAGGAGGAAATTGAAGTACAACCCCGTCAAGAGCAACGACAACCTGTTCCTAAGCCCGACAACAAGGCTGAAGATTGGCAAAACCGCAACTCATGGTTTGGCAAAAACAGGGGGATGACAGCTTTTGCTTTAGGTGTTCACGAAGACCTGAAAGACAGCGGAGTTCCAGTCGGTTCGGATGAATACTATTCGGAATTGGACAAAACAATCCGTCAACGGTTTCCAGAGGTTTTCCAAAGCCAACAGAGACCAACTGAATCAACAGCTAGGACTGAGCCTGCTAGACCAAAACCTAGCACAGTAGTAGCCCCGGTAGCTCGTAGCACCTCTCCAAACAAGGTGAAACTCAAGCAAAGCCAGTTGAATACGATCAAAAAACTAGGAATTACCCCTGAACAATACGTCAAGGAATTCCTGAAAGTGGAGGCCCAAAATGGCTGAAAATAGACTCACAAGAGAGTTAGAAACACGTGCGGTACAAGAGCGTCCTAAGCAGTGGATGCTTCCTGAAATGTTGCCAGAGCCAGACAAGCAGGCAGGCTACAACTACCGCTGGATTCGTGTCTCGACGCTGAACGCTGCAGACCCACGTAACCTATCGGCCAAACTCCGTGAAGGTTGGGAGCCCGTTGCACTCGAGGAACAACCCAAATTCCGACTGTTAGCTGATCCCAATAGCCGTTATAAAGACAATATTGAGATCGGTGGATTATTGCTTTGCAAGACTCCTTCCGAGTTTGTTGAACAGCGAAACAAACACTTCGCGGCTCAAACCCAATCTCAGACGGATGCTGTAGACAATAGTTTCATGCGTCAAAGCGATGCGCGGATGCCGCTCTTCCAAGAGCGTAAGTCCTCAAGTAGCTTTGGCAAAGGTACTTAAATTTCTTTTTGGAGTTAACTATGGCTTATCCTACAGTAAGCGCTCCCTACGGCTTCAAGCCAATTAACCGTTTCGACGGCATGCCCTACGCAGGCGCAACCATGTTGATGGCTGTGACTTCTGGACAAGCTGTTTATACCGGTCAAGTGGTAAAACAAGTCGCTGGTGGCACTATTTCCCCCGTTGCTGATCTAAACCAAGAGAGCCTTTATGCTGTCGGCGTTGTGACTGGCGTTCAATATACCAACTCAACTGGTCAAACCGTTCAAGCTCAGTATGCTCCCGCATCTGGTGTGACAAACGTGTTGGCTTATGTAGTGGTTGATCCCGCTGCTAACTTCAAAGTTGCTGTGACCAATAGCTCTAGCGCTATGAGCACTGTGACTGCTGCTGTGGTTGGCGCAAACATTTTGGGCTTGACAGGCACTGGCAGTGCAACAACTGGTGATATCAATTCATCTGTTATTGCTTCTACCGCCGCTGCTACAGATACCCATCTGTTCCGCATTATTGCTGTTGTCCCTGAGACAGCCGCAAGTGCAACCACTTACACAGAAGTTATTGTGAAGTTTAATGGAACTTGGCACCAGATGTTGTCAACTACTGGCACTGCCTTAAGCTAAGGAGCTAAATCATGGCTATTTCACGCGCACAACTATTGAAAGAGCTGCTCCCAGGCTTGAACGCATTGTTCGGTCTTGAGTATGCCAAATACGGCGAAGAGCACAAAGAGATCTACGAAACAGAGACCTCTGAGCGTTCATTCGAAGAAGAGACAAAACTGTCTGGTTTCTCTGCTGCACCAGTCAAGAACGAGGGCTCAGCCATCGCTTATGACAACGCACAGGAAGCATGGACTGCTCGATACAACCACGAAACCATTGCTTTGGGCTTCAGCTTGACTGAAGAAGCTATCGAAGATAACTTGTATGACTCTTTGTCAGCACGTTACACGAAGGCTTTGGCCCGCGCTATGGCTTACACCAAGCAAGTTAAAGCTGCCGCTGTGTTGAACAACGGCTTTAGCTCTAGCTATCCTGGTGGTGATGGTGTCGCTTTGTTCTCTGCTAGCCACCCCTTGGTTTCTGGCGGTACTAACAGCAACATTCCTTCTACCCCTGCCGACTTGAACGAGACTTCTTTGGAAGCCGCCGTTATTCAAATCGCTGCTTGGACAGACGAGCGTGGCTTGCTGATCGCTGCTAAACCCAAGAAATTGGTTGTTCCTCCAGCTCTCCAGTTCGTTGCAACTCGTTTGCTCGAAACTGAATTGCGTGTTGGCACAAATGACAACGACATCAACGCATTGAAGAACAATGGTTCAGTCTCTGAAGGCTACACCATTAACCACTTCTTGACCGACACAAACGCTTGGTTCTTGACAACTGACGTTCCTAACGGCATGAAGCACTTCGTTCGTACTCCATTGCAACAATCAATGGACGGGGATTTTGACACAGGCAACGTCCGTTACAAGTCTCGTGAGCGTTACAGCTTTGGCTGGAGCGATCCATTGGGCATGTATGGCTCTCAAGGCGCCTAATCCATTTGGGTTTGATAAGGGGCTTCGGCCCCTTTTCTTTTGTGGTATAATTACCGGTATCGTAACAAAAGGTATTTAAAATGGATACTACAAACCTACCCACAACCCGAGAAGAAGCCAAAAAAACCGGCAGTAATTATTATTTCACTGGACAGCCCTGCAAACACGGGCATGTTGCCCCACGAAAAACCAAGGGCGCATGTATTGAATGCCTAAAGGTTGAATGGGCAAAAGGTAATGAAACACGTGCCGAGTATTTCCGTGAATACAACAGATCTGATGCTGGCCAGAAATCTAAACAGGAATACTACCAGCGTAATAAAGAAACTGTGATTGCCCGAGCCCAAGGTAGATCCGACGCAGAAAAAAATCAGTATAAGAAAAAATACAAACAAGACAATCCTGATCTATACCGTGAGCTTGTAAGTTTACGCCGACGTCGTTTTCGGCAAGCTACTCCTAAGTGGTTGAGCGTCGAACAAAAAATGGAAATACGGTTGAAGTATCGTCTTGCAATTGAGCTTAGTAGGGCCACGGGAGTGCGGCACGCAGTGGATCACGAAATACCCTTGCAGGGGGAAGATGTGTGCGGCCTGCACGTGCCATGGAACCTACGTGTTATCACACAAGAAGAAAATTTAAAGAAGTCCAACAAACTTGTTGCGAACTCAGAAACACCGTGATATATTGCAATCAGCCCGGGGGAACCGGTGCATCAAATTGACCCGGCAAACGACATACCGATTGATGCGCTGATCTTGTATGTAAGGACAATTTATCATGGCAGTTTCTACTACCCAAAGTATCTGGCGCTCAGGCGGCGGCGACCAGACTCGTACAGCTTATTGCGGTACCGGCTTGATGGCCGCGCAATTCTATGTTGCTAGCGTTGCTGTTGCTAGCGCAACCAATGTTGTGGTGTCTTCCGCTTCTGGCGCACCTGCTTTGGTTCTTCCCGCTAGCGCAGTTGT